CAAATGATGTATCAGTTGTATTAAATCTTAAAAAACCTGCACTAGGTGAGCCATCTCTTTCGCCTGTTGTACCTGCAGGAATCTCAGCACTACCTGTAGAAGCTGTTTCTGCTACCTTGCCATCTAATGCTGTTTGTAATCCATCGACATTAGATATGATATGGTTGTGCGAATCATCTGCAACTGTAACTGTAATAGCCGTTGTGCCACTACCACTAGCATCACCACTTAATGTTATTGTTTGGTTGCCAGTTAAGTAAGCTGAATCATTAGTAAACATACTAATGTTACCTGACTTATTGGTAAGTGTATCTGTAGATGAAGCTGTAATAAATCCTGCATCGTTAGTCCATTGACTGTTACTTCCTGACTTATTAGTTAGAGTATCAGTTGAACTTGCAGTTATATAAGAACCTAAGTCGCTAATCTGCGATTCTGTAATACTTAATGCTGCTTGATGCTGTGTAACTGATGATTGTGTTATGTTTGCGTCAGGTACATTTGCCCAAGTAACTGCTGATGATAAATCATTTGTTTCTGTAAACGATGTTAAATATCCTGAGTCGTTTGTCCATTGACTAATATTTCCAGACTTGTTAGTTAGTGTGTCTGTAGAAGATGCTGTGATATATGAGCCGAGGTCTGATATATCTGCTTCTACTATTGTAATCGTATTACTAGCTGTATTGATAGTCTTATTGGTTAAAGTGTCTGTAGAACTAGCTGTAATCTTTGTGTCCATCTGCGTTTGTATTGCAGAAGAAACACCATTTAAATATCCAAATTCTGTATTAGAAACTGTGCCATCATGTATTTTACTTGCATCTATTGCTGCACTTGCATTGACATCGGCATTAACAATAACACCACTTCCTATAGAAGCTGTGCCTGTTACATTACCTGTACCATCAAAAGATGCTGAAGTCCAAGTAACATCACCTGTCATACCTATTGTACGACCTGTAGCTAAAGCTGTAGCTGTATCTGCGTTACCTGTAACTGAACCTGTAACATTACCTGTTACATTACCTATAAACGTTGTAGCTGTAACTGTGCCAGTTGTAGTAATAGACGGCATGTTTGCAGCTATGTTTGTTAGTGTAACTTTAAAGTTATCCCCATCGTAAGCTGTAGCAAATATAGACTCACTATTGGGGGTAATAACTTCTGTTAATTCTGAAAATTTCTTATTTGCCATTTATGTCCATGTGGTTGCTGTTGTCGATTGTACTGTCCAATCATCAACTGTTAATACTGGTATGTTTTCTTGCTCAAAAATAATATTGTTTTCTGTTGCAAAAAAGAACAAATCATCTTCTGTTTTAAAAAAAAATGTTCCCTCTAGTTCCCAGTTGGTACTAGTTGTAGATTGTTCTGCCCAAACTGTCATTAATATAATCCGTAATCAACTCTTGTTGTAGGAGCTACACCTGAGTGTCTATCTCTTTCATTAGAGTCTATTATATCTTTCTTTGCTCTATCATAGAAACTAGCCCATGTTTGAATTCGTTTATCGTTTTGTAAATAAGGTTCTGCTTCTACTAATGAGCCATATAAATAAATATCAGGATGGTTTGTAAGCATCTCGTTAGTAGGTGCTGAATCTGATAAGGCAGTAAAGTGTTTAAAATATAATATTTCTATTTCATATGCGCTATCAGGTATTGGTCTTAACTGTATATCATTCCCTATAATACTATATGCTCTTGGTTTACCTTTCATACTTCCTGCATATATCCTGTCCATTTGTTCAGGTGTTAAATATTCTAAAGATGTTTTAGGGTCAGTGTTTAATTGTATATTACGCATAGCAACATATTGGTCTGGCAATGTATAATACTCAGTATCAGCTATAGTGTTTGCTGTAACTCTTGTTTCCATTCTTCTAAGTTTAAAATCTCTTTTATGTCTAGCTTCTGCTAGTGTAATAAAGTCAGAAATAGAATCAGTTAAATCTGTTCTATCTAACCAGTCAGCGATAGCTGATTTAAGTTCTGAGTAATTCGATATTGCCATTATATGCGCCTATTGGTTGTCTTTAGATACCTGTAATCAGGACTGTTTAATAATTTTTTTACTGCTTGTGCGTGGTCTTTTTTATATACATCAACCCCAAATAGTCTTTTCCATTCATAAACTACAGTCATAGGTATACGAGCAGAGAGTCTAAACTCGTCTCGTATACTATGGTCTTCATTTTGAAGTTTTTTATTTTGGTCTAAAAGGGGTTGTATATTTTCGATGTGTTCTATAGCAAACTCACCAGTAGGTTCATGGTAATGAAATGTTTGACCATTGCCTATCTTTCTTCTCATTCGCTTAACTCATCTATATAAATGTTACCTGTTCCACTTGCAAGTATTGCAGCTACTTTCATACCACCATCAATCTTAAATATTTCAGGGTCATATGCGCCAAGTATTGTTGTACTTGTTGTTGCTGTTGGTGATGCACCAAAAGCTATATGCACTCCATCTGTATCAGATACAATTCTAACATATTCAGTATTTGCATCAGTAGCTGTAGATTGTTGAGATGTAGCAGTAACACCTCTTACGATAGTATTTGTTACTCTCATTCTTGACATGCTTATCTCCTAACTACAAATGTTACTAATAATTTAGCTGTTCCTGTAGAGCCACCATCTGTTATCATTTCGATAGTTCCATTTTCTTCAACTCTATTAGCTGCTGTTGGTTCTGCTGAATCTACATCACCTGCTGCTGAACCTGAGTGAGCAACTGTTATGCCACCACCAGTAATAGCTGTACCACCAATTTCAAAAGAAACTGCAGCATTACCACCACTAATAGCACCTTGTAGTGCAGATATAATTTTAATTACTCGTCCACCGTCAGGCACTGGTACGAATGTACTAGATGCAGTAGATACGTCTTCTATCTCTGCTGTTACAAAATAATCGTTTAATGTTCTCATTAAAGTCTCCTTATATTAATAACCCTCGTTCCGAAGCGATACGTTCTTCAAGGTCATTATTAATTAGTATCTTGGGTGGGGTAGGAAAATGAAGTAAAACCTACCCCTTACAACGGGTTGTTGTATATTTTTTATGAAGTTGTCAAGTCAGCAATAGTAGCTGAAGATGCTTCGTTTTTAGCAACGAGTGTCCACTCAGCGAGTAGTAAACGTTTCTCAGCATCACCAGTTTTTGCTAGTTCTTGTGTTTGGAAAGGTCTTAAGAAACCAGTCGCAAACATTTCTGTATCAACTACTAACGCACTTCTACCTGAAGAACGTAGGAATCTATCAGCAACAACTCTAACTTCACCGAAGTCAGAAACATAAACATCAATAGTAGCTACTAAACTTCTATCTTCTGCCATGTCCATACGAGTTGAGTTACCAGTAAATCCTGATACTTTTTGTTTGTTGAATGAACCAACAATTAGTAGGTCAGGGTCACCACCGTTATCAAAGCAAGACTTAAGCTCACCTTTCAAGATAGCTTCTGTAAGAACCCTTTGTGTACCGTCTGTGACAGCACCACTAGAGTTAGAACCACCTGCACCATAACTGTTGTTTGTTTCTGTCCATGATTCAAAACCTTTAGATTTACGAGCAGATGCACCGTTACCTGAACCTGCACTTGCGTCTGTTTTACCTGTAAGGTCTAGTTCCATGTCTCTTTTAAGTTCTTTACCTGCTTTAGCAATTTGGTAAGCAAGTTCAGAATTTCTTCCTGCGTTGTCTACTGCTTCTTGTGTGCCTGAAACCATAACAGGTTTGTACGAAATCTGTGTATAGTTGAACACTCTTGAAGTAGCAGATAATGCAGCGCTTGGAGAGTCATCACCCTCGATTTGAGCATTAGATGCAGCAGCTGCTAAGCTGTCTGTTTGCCATTCATGCTTTACAGCACTAGCAGCGCCAGTACCGATTGAAGACATAAATGGTGTATCTGTTGGAGAAATGTCATAGATTACATTTTGTAAGTCTTCACGACCACCAACGGCATCAAATGTTTCAAATGTATTTGATAGTTGTGCCATTATTTACACCTCTGTGTTTAAGTTAATTAATAAAACTAGCCAAGCATAGATTCAATATACTTTGCAGCATCATTGACTCTGCCTGATTTTCTAGCTTTGGATTTTAATTGCTTAACACGTTCAGATTTAACCTCACCTTTAGAAGTAGATGTTCCAGGTTTTTGTACTTTAGGTACTACCTTTTTCTTTTTATTTGCAATCTTTGCATTTAAAAGATTTTCATACTTCATTGCATCGTGAAGAACTTGTATGCTTCTTGCATCTATTAACATACTTATTTCCTGTTCAGAAAAACCTTTAGCCATAGCATAATTTTTTATGTCTGACTTTAGTTTAGTTCCCTTTTCAGGGTCATTCCATTCAGGTAATTTTTCAGTTAATATTTTTAACTGTTCTTCTCTTTGTTGCATTAACTTACTTTGCATTTCTTTTTGCTCTGCTTCTTGTGCTTTCGCTTTTTGATTTGCAATTTTTATTTTATTTTCTTCCAAATCACGCAGTGCATCTTTACGTTGCATGTAAGCTAGTGGGTCTTCTTCCTTGAGTTTTTCCAAATCTTGTGACTTAAGTTGAGCTATCTCATAGTCTGTAGATTCTTCCAACTGCTCAAGTGCCTGTGTGTATCGCTGTCTTTCTTGTTGAGTCGCAGTAAGCTCATCTTCTACTTTTTTGCGTTGCTCAGACAATACTTGAGTTTTTTGTATGTAATCAGAAGTTCTGCTATACCCATCTAATAGTTCGTCTTGGGTCACTTCTACTTCCTTGCCGTTTACTTTTACGGTGAAAGTTCGTTCCTCGACTTCCTCTTGTTGAGTATCATCAGATATATCTTCAGCAGTTAATTCATTTGAATCTTCTACTTCTGTGTCAACTGATTCGGCAACTTCCATTGCCTGTTCAGAAACATCTTCCTGAGTTTCTGTTACTTCTTCAGATTCTTGGATTTGCTCCTTTGGAGTTTCCATTAATCCTAGAAGTGCTTCTTGTGCTGACCTTACGTCAGTCACTGGAATTCCTTTATGTGTACTTTCTTTTGTTATGTTATCATCTGACATTTTTAAGTTCCTCAATTAATTTTAATAAATGTTTATTTAGTTTTGATATAACTGTTTCAGGGTCATATCCTGCTGCATTACAAACAAATACAAAATCTTTATTATTTTTGTTAAACCAACTTCTTGCATCGTCTCTATATCTAAGTAAGTTTCTTTTTTCTCTTGCTTGATTATGAGTTATTTGCTTATATTGGTTATCAACGTATCCGTAGTTTTTTCTACCTCTACGATAAATAAAAAAGTCTTGTTTCTGAATTAAACAATCTTCTACTCCTTGTAATAAAATTGCAGAATAAAGACGTTTGATATTTTCATCAGGAATGTTTTCCTTTAGTTTTGTCATTTCTCTTTATTTCTTTCTTCCTCTAATATTTGACCATTTTCTATGGTTTGTACTAAAGTATTTTTTATTTCAAGGATTGCTCTTTGTTTATGGTAAAGAGACTCTCTTGCTTCAGTATCTTTAATTTCTGTAGATATCCATTGTTGATATCCATTATTAAGTACACTGTTAAATGCAGCTACCATTTGAGGATTCTCAAGTAATAACTTTGCGTCTTGTCCTGCCTTAATGGCAGCTTCTTTTTTGTCTTCCATTTATATTTTCCTGTAATGCTATCCATACGCACAGGTCTAGGTCCTCAAACCATTTTGAGTCTATCTGTTTGTGTGGGTCTAGTTAATTACTGTTGGAGTGTTTTTTCTAAATATTCCTGACTAAAATGGTCAGGAACTTTCTTTGTGCCTTTGAGAAACTTACGTATAATATCAGGACTGTATCCTATCTTACGATGAAATTCCTCGACAGAAAGTCGGTTATGTAACATAAATTTTTGTAGTTCTTCTTTTTTCAAATCTGTTTTAATTTATCTACTGTTGGATTCTTTTGTTTAAATTCTTTTGCTAAATCAACATGAGCTAACCTAGAAGATTCCCCATTAGTATAACCTATATTTATGTAATGGTCATATCTATTTGAATAATATTCGCTTCTATGCTTTCCCTCGTCTTTTTTTGAACGTTGAGACATAGGTTGGTTTACCTCCTACACCTTGTGTTTTAGAACGTTTTCTAGAAACAGCAGATGCTTTCTCTGATGCAGACATAGTTTTTGCTTTAGATAATGGTACGCACTTAGGATATTTTCTTTTACTACCCTTTGACCTACCACAGGGTTGATATTTACCATTCTTTTTAGGTGCGCCAATATCTACCCATTTTTCTTTTACCCATTCTTTAAGCCCTTTTTTTGCCATTACGTTTTCCTTTAGAAGATGCTTTAGGTTTTATTCTTCCTGAACAAACACCTGATGCATACATATTGGCATAAGCACTTGGATAAACTTTAAACTTTCTTTTGGCAGCAGCTTTGCCTTTAGCGCATAACTTAGCCATTAGTATTTCTTTTTAGTTCCTTTCATCTTCTTGCATTTACCTTTGCAGGTCTTACATTGTTTACCAGTTTTAGGACATTTCATTATAGTAACCTCAATATGTCATTAAATTTATCACTCATTAAAACAAATACAACTATAGCTCCATAAGCTATATATTTGAATCTAAACATTTCAGTTTTAATTTCTTTAACTTCAACTTTTACATCACGCATATCTGCTTCTATGTGTGCAAGATGATTCGTCTTGATAATGTGTATATCTTGTTTAAGTAATTCTATTTCTGTTTCAATATTCTTGTTGCTCATGCTAATGGTAACCTTGCCTTTTTGCGATACTTGTCAAGAGCAATAGCTACTGCTTGGTCTTGTTTGTATCCCTCATCCTTGAGTTGTTTTATTTTGTTTGAAATTAATTTTGCTCTGTCAGACTTGCCATGTCCTTTATATTTTGGAAAAGACATTAATCGTCTCCTATCTTCACAGGTCTTTGTTGTGTAGCTTCAAGTGCAATTTCCATTTCACCTTGTTCTAATTTTTGTTGTTTAAGTTGTAAGTCTTGTTGTTTAATCATGAAGTTAACTTGAGCTTCACGTTTCTTCAATTCAAGTTCTTGTTGTTTCAACTTAGTATCTAATTCTAATTCAGCAGCTTGTAATTGTAATTTTTGTAATTCAATCTGACCTTTTTGCATATTAACCTGTTCATCTACTGTAGGTTGTGGTGGTTGTTTAGGTGGCATCATTTCAGGATTAGATATAAACTGGTCTGTGTTTTTATATCCTGATTGTGCTATATATTCACTAATAGCATTGTATAAGTTCTTAGGTGTAACTAATGTACCCATACCACCTTGTTGTACTAATGTTCCTAGTATCTGCATAATTGATGACATTGTTGTCATTTTACTTTGTTGGTTACCACTACCAACACCAACATTAACTACACAATTTAGTTTATCTTTCCATCTTGATACATCAATCGGTATAAACTTACTATTGAGATAAAACATTTTCTTTCTATCTTCGTACTTCTGTACTAAAGCATATATGTTTCTAAATAAATCTTTGATACCTGTCTCTGCAAATATACGAGCTATTAACTCTACACGTTGCATTGCAGACTCTGTTGCTGCTGAAACTGCACCTGATGTTACGTGAGAAGTTAATACATCAGGGTTTAGTCCTTGTGTCATCTTAGATACAACACTTCTTTCTTCTCTGATGTTATCAAGGTATTGAACCATTTGAAATGCATATGGTTGAATTTGTGGAGTAGGTAGCGCTGTTACAGCATTAGGACTTCTCATTCTTACAATCCCACCTGGACGTGATGTAAGTAAATCATCTAGTTCTACTTGTCCTGCAAGTACAGCATATCTTGCGTTATTGGTTAAATACATATTATCCAATAGGTTACGCATGATTGTTGATTTAATTAGTTGAATATCTTTGACAGTATCAGCAATAGACATGCCATAAAACTTATGTGGTATAGGCATAGGACAGATAGCTGAGAAAGGAATCATGTCGATTTCTTCGTTATCTAAGATGTATTGTCCACCTTTAGTAATCTTTCTAAGTTCTGCTACACCATCTCCATCATAGTCAATTTTTATGTAACATTCGTCTATCCAAACCTTTTTGTTTGCCCCTTTACCCTCGGATGGTGGGACGGAATCATCATCATAGCTAAATCGTGCTAATCTTTCTTCGTTTAATTCTGCTTCTGATTGTGCGTATCCTGGTAAATCATTTACAATGTTTGGGTCATAACCCTCTTTGATTAAATCACTTACAGATTTCTTAACCCTATGACAAACAAAGTCTGCATCTTCTAATGATGTTGCTCTACGTGAAACTAAAAATTCTTCAGGTGGTACAGATACTACTCTAACCTGTCCATATCCTTTGTAGCATTTAGCTTTAACATCATGCTCTACTACTTCAGGACTAATCAATGTACCAAAATCATCAACAACTGCTTTCTGAACTACCGTCTCTGTATGTTCTATAACTTCATAGTCATCATTTGCTAGTATAGATTGGTATTCTATCTCAGTTAGATTGGTATAAGTCTCTGTATGGATGTCTTCTTTTTGCTCCCAGTAATGTTTAATTATTCCAGTCTTGCTTATAAGTGCATCTTTAAAGGCATCATAGAGGACCTTAAACCCGTTATTTTGGCGATTAAATACATAGTTGCAGTAGTCAGTAGCTTGTTGTGCTATTTCTTCGTCTTCTGGACCTTGTGGCTCGAATTCAGCTATGTTGTTGTGAGTAGTAAATATACGCATCAATGATGGCATAATGTATTCAACTGTATCTCTGACATCAGTAGTTACAATTTCAGAACG